TTTGCCAGTGTAAGTAGGCATTAAATTCTGCTTTGTCCAAGTTCCATTGGATAACCACCACCGCCTTCACCTTCTTCACCAGCACCTCCTGCTACTACTTCTCCGGCGGGGCCAAAAACTGCTTGCCAAAAAGCTTCAGAAAACCAATTAGCATTCATCAAATCTTCAGCAGTTCCTTCACCTAACTCACCAGCATCTTCCTCAGGAGATTCTGTATCGCCTCCTGGAAAAATAACTACGATGGTGGCATCACCACTAACTGCGGAGAGAATATCTTCGATATCCATTAGTGTTGTATCCATGCCATGTTAAGATTCATAAAAAGTCTGTTGGATGCCATTGCCCAACCGACCACCTGTTCTATATTACCAGCAGCTACTGGTGCAGTATTACTAACGAGACCGTCAGTAGTGGAAAGAAAATAACGAGTTCCTGCAGCCATTCCACTAATTCCAGTTACAAGACCAATACCAATACCAACTTCACAGTAAGCACCAATAGCTGAAATATGATTACTACTAATTACAATTCCACAAGCAGGTTTAGTATTATTTGTTGCATTAGCTTTTCTAACTTTAAGAGTTCCTGCATCAAGAATTGGAGAAACTACTTGTCCAAAAGTTAATGCCTCATACTGAATTACATACCATCTTTGCATTCCACCAACAAGAATAGTGTCATCAATAGTTACTTGATTCCATACACTAGTATCTTGTTGATCTACGCCAGCATAAGTAGAGAGTTGGCGAGCAAGATTTTGAATAGCAGTATAAATATTAAAGAACTGTGAAAATAGTTCTTTTGGTACTCCTTCTGGAAACTGAGGAAGTCCAGTTTGTATTTTTGAACCAACGGTCATCTGTTACCGTGAGTCGTCAATGTAGGCATTACTGCATTCAATTCAAAAGTACCTGTAATTAAAAAGCTGATACTTTTACCTGTGCGGGGCGCCCCAACAATTCCATTAGGGAGAGGCGCACCAAACTTCTGGTAAATAGAGTCGTCAACCAATAATTGAAGTTGTGCAGGATCTGCTAATGTTTTACCATTGTAGCTTAAAAGCATATAAACATTAGGAGGGTAAGCTTGGATTAAGTTCTCTACTTCCAAGGTTTGAAAAGTAACAGTACGCTGGCGCACTAATTGAAATTTTCCTAAGTAAAGAACGCCTACCTGTTCAGCAATTCTATAGTCCATAACCAAAAGAAGGATTGTTCCATCTTGTTGGATAAATGCTATAGATTGTTTTGGAGGTGTATCTGTTACTTGGCCAATCAAATTAGGATAAGGATATTGGAAAGCATCAACATGATTAATTTGTAGCTTTCCCCAACGTCCAAGATCGAAATCATAGACAATAGCATGAGTATATGGAGTAGCTGTTTTTCCATAACTAATGACTAGAAATCGACCACTGATATAAGAAAGTTTGACAAGAAGATTAGCAAACAAGCGTTCAGTGGTGAGTGTCAAAGTCGGGAGATCAAATGTTTCTAGGATGCGCCCAGCAAGGAAATCTGTGACCTCTGCGTCAGTGACGTGCTCAGCGACTGTGGTACTAACCTTCTGAAGTCCATTCGTCGTCCAAGCATAATGATATCCAGCTGAAGCTTCAATACTTACTTGCTCAGGACTTTGAACGCCACCAGCATTAGAGATTTCACGAAAAACAAATGGTGCTCGGCTGTTGTTAGTATAGAGAGCTACAACAGCATTCTTAGTTGTATATACAACAAAGCCCCCTGCTATGGGGACAATGGCGCGTATCGTACCTTTTACATCTTGAGGAATAGAGCTTCCAGAACCTGTAAGAATACTTGGAGTAAAATCTGTTGGATCAATCAAACTACTCCAATAAATAGTAATGCCACTCCAAGCAATAAGATAGTTTTGGCTGGCACTAATACCATCAATGTCACTGGCAGTAAGTCCAGTAATTGCTACTGGAAGAAAGGTGTTTGCACCTTCATCATATTCAAAAACATCGTAGCCTTCATAGCAAACAAAAGTACGTCCATTAACATAACCCCGAGTTACAAGATCACCAGTCCAGCCACCAAAAGGATTAGTTGAAACCCATTCACCTACATCTTGACGATAAATATAATTTTTTCCTCTGGCGGGTGAAAGGAGAAAATTATTTTCATCGAAGTCTCTCAAAGTAATTACTTGGTCAAAATCTGACGTACCAACAAGAGCTGGAACTTGTTGAGCATAACCTACAGAACGCAAGCCATCTGCGGTAGGAAGAACATTTTGGCAATAGAAAAACTTAGCGATCTCGTAATTAGCAGATTCGCTTTCACCGGAAACATTCTTTGGGAGGCGCGGGGGAGCATCAAGTCCGGGGATGATAACAGTACGCTGTAAGAAGTCAGAAACAAATGGAAACTTTGCGGCTCCCAGCGCAACAGTAAAAGTTTGAAAAGTCATTTAGTTTCGGTCTCTGAAGATTTTTCCCAGTCAGGAAGTTTACTAGTTCTATTGCAAAAACTACTTGGATCTCTAAATTCTTCTTTTCGTTGAACGTCTTGAGTAGAAAGAATACAGGCGGTTAACCGTTGTTGAACAGTTAATTCTTTCATTGCAGTAAGTAGTTTTTTAGCACTTCTAGCATTAGCTTGTGCATAACCATCAGCATTTTTAGAGTGTTCGTAGAGAATAACACCTCCATAAATTACAGTACCTAAAAGAATAACAGTAATAACTTCTGCTGCTCTCTTAGCAGGAAAAATACTAGTCAAGAATGGAAACTTGAGTGTTACTTTATCGTCATCATCTTTGTTCACGGCAGTGAATCCCAAGCAGATTTAAATGCTGCTTTAGCTTGTGCTGGAGTTTTTCCACTCATGATAGCAGCAGCAAGTACCGCAGACTTGATTAGTTTATCAAGGTTATCAACATCGGAAAGATCAATAGGTGGGGGCGGCGGATCTGCTGGGTCTGGTGTATTTCCTTCAGCTAGCCACTTTTGGTACTTTACATAATCTTGATTACGAGAATCAAGTGGAATATAAGCACCATCAGTAAGGCGTTTGATAGCTAAAAGAATACCTGTATTCAAGTCATCTAATCGTTTATACATTGAATTTCCTTTAAAGTTCTGAGGTTGCAGACCACAAAGTAATTACATATCCCCCAGAGCCTGTGGGAAGAAAATAATATCCAAAACCAGCTGTTGGATCTAATGTGCCTGGCGGGTAGTAGACAAGACCACTAGCAGTATAGTATGATGTTGAATTAAATGCAACAGTAGGTGAAGCGCGCTTGGCTACAGCATACTGTTGATAAGATCCAATTGATGCGGCTGTAACCCACTCAGTTTGATACCATAATCCACCAAGTTCATAGTATCGTTGGCAAAGTGCAAGTTCTTCAGCAAATGTTCGTTGTTCAAATTTTGTATTAACACTTCCTGCTTCTAATTGAACACCTGTAATTATTGCATAATTACCGATAGTCTCATATAGATTTGCTTGATTAGCAGTGCAAGAAGACGCATAACTAGATGTTGTTACCCAAGTATCTGGAGTATCATATAAAGAAGAGCCTCCAGCAAACATGAATCTAACATGACAACCTATGCCTGTAGTAAAATTCCAAGTACCAGCTGTAGGACTGGCATCAAATTTAACTACTTTCTTTTCCCAAACACCTGATGAATTTACTGTAAATTCTCTGATAAAGCGTCTATCCTCTGATCCAATTGAAACACAGTAAATTCCAGGAAGATTACATTTTATGTAAAAAGTAAGAACTGTTGGAACCTGAGCTAAAGGTCTCCAATTATATCCTTCTATATTTTGTGCAATAAATCCATAGTCACTAGCACCAATAGATGCATCTGGAGTAGTAACTGTTAAACTAGCAGAATAACCAAATAAAACACCAGCTGATGCTACAGTTGGTACATCTGTTTGCTGAAGAAAAATAGCATCCATTGTACCACCGTACTGAGCGTACCAGCGATCTGCAAAAAAACTACCACTTAAAAGAGATGCAAAACTAGTTCCTCGTTGCCATACATCAAAAGCACCATTAATAATAGCATTTTTGCGTGCTGCAACACTAGGACTCCAACGAAGTCCTTTATTCTGAGACGAATCTGCAACAAGAGCTTCTCCATCAGCTCCTGCTGTAAGAGTACCAGTAACAACTACTGCTCCAGTTTGTTCACCTACAAGCAATGCACCTTTGGAAGAAAGTCCACTAGTAGATACTCCACGCTGGAATCCAACCATTTCCCAGTATGGAGAAGAGTCATTAATTTTTCTCCAACGAACCAAATCTCCGTCAGCAAGAAGAATATTTGCACCACCAAGAAGCACCAAAGAAGTTGCATTGTGTACAAGAGTTACAGAACCACCAGTGATAGAAAACTTGGTTTCAATGGAAGTACCTGCTGGAATGTTATCTGCTCCAAGAGAGGAAAGATTAATAGTTCCAGCTGCATTGGTAATAACAATGTAGTTACCTGTTGCATTGTTAATGTCAGTAGTAGCTGCCGCAGTAATATTAGCGCTTTGATCTTCCCAAAGAAGTCGTCCTACTAATTGAATAATTTGAGAAGTTTGGAGATGGGTAGTTGAAAGAATAAGTTTATCAACTCCACCTACTGCAAAACTCCAAGAGTCTGCAGCAGCACGATACCAACCAGTAGTAAGATCACCAGCGAAAGTGTAAGAAGGAGCGCCTACTGCACCAACTGGAGCTGTAAGTTGGTCAGAAAGAATTGTCCAATTTTTCCACTCAGCAGCAGTTCCAGCAGCATCCATTCCTAAGAGCTGCCCCGGACTCCCTATGAGTGCGGTCATTGGCAAGTAGCCAGGAGTTACACCTACTACTGCCCATACATTAACTGGCATTAGGGCTTCTCCCTAAAAACATTAAGAGTTGTCATCTTCCTGGCTCCTCAAGAGCGGCAGCACGGAAACGATTAAATTCAGAGGGTGTACCATCAGGGGCAGCATCATAGAGGATTCGATGAAGCCTAGCAGCAGCTTCTTCATATCCAATCATTCCCATAATTCTTCTCGCAGCTTCAATAGAAATAATTCCTGGATGTTCACGAGCTATCCAAGAATCATAAGAAGCAGAAGGACTAAGAACTGGATTTTTATAGTAGCCTACAATGAATCCACCATAAGCTGCTTGAAGTTTAATGTTGAGATTAGTACCTGCTACATATGCAACATTAACTTTCTCAATCAGATACTCATCAAAAATAGCATCCGGCTTGAGAAAGTCAAGGAAGAAAGATGCAGGTGTAGAACTAACAGTATCGTAAGGACGAATGTAAGCAAAATTACGATAGTTAGGGAAATAGGTAGGAATATCAAGTTGGAAAATCGCAGCAGAAGTTAGGAAGAGTTGAAGTTCTTCCATATCTTTTGGATAGAAGTCGCTGCGATGAGCGGAAAGAGTGGCCTGCCGAACTGCTAGCGCAGTTTCAGCTACCAAGTCCGATCTATTTGTAAGGGTGTAAACTTCGTTTACAGTATCATCAAATAGAGACACAGACCACTCTCCTTTGCTTACTTCTTAGTCGCGTTTACTACCGCTGCTTTCGCAGCTTCCAGCGCAGCCAATGTTGGCTTAGGCGTTGGTTCTACTTTCATTGGGACCGTTTCTGCAGGTCCAGTAATTCTTTTATCTCCATCAAATGCTTGAGTAGCACCTGAAATAAGTTCACTTTTAAGTTGCTTTTCTTCCATTGCTTGAATTGGTTCTCTAGTTGTATAAATCATGGAAGCTGGAACATTAGCAACTTTATCCAGTTCTGTTTGCACTTCAGTATCTTCAGTGGAAAAAGCACCACCAGCAAAATGAATCTCGCGAGCATCAGGCATGATGAAGCGAGCACCAGGAGTTCTGTGAAAATAGATTTTGGCAGTCATGGTTTTGAGTTCCAAAAAAATTCCCAGGGGTGATATGCCCCTGGGAGAGTTGGGAGGAGAGATTAACCAACAGCACCAGCAGTAAAGTTGTACAGAATGACGTTAGCAGCCGGGTTTTTAACAAGGCACGTAGTTTCAGTGGTGAGAGTACCTCCAATGGCATCAATGCCGTTATCAACCTGTTGCCCACTTTGGTTGAATTCAGCATTCTCAGTCTTACGACCTTGCAGGTATGCCATGTTGAAAGTAGCCAGATCAACACCAATCCCCATCTTTGCCCAAGTTGAGGTCGCGCCGAAAGCATTAAAGAGCGGATGCTCAATAATGTTAAAAGTACCGCGCGGAGTCTTAATGGTGTCAAATTGCAGACCCCACTCAGTCTCATTACCTTGGATAAAGTAGGTGCTATTCAGACGGCAAATAGCATGGATGACGCGCCGGGCAGTTCCACCTACGAAAAACGCTCGCATATTAGGAACTTTAGGGTCAGTCATCTGATTGAACGCTGGATCAAGTGCAGCTTCCAGTTGAGTCCAAGTAGTTGTGGCACCAAGAGTCGTAATGTTTCCAGCAGCGTTCTGAGTAATAACGCTAATCAGACCATCCATAGTATGGAAGGGCTGACCATTGCGAGAACCAAGAAACTTCTGTCCAAAGAACAGAGCTTTC